AATACCATCTTGATCGCTACGTGCGTCTATCACACCGCCACCGTCAGGCGTTGCGCCAACAGCAAAGTTGCCACCCGTAATAGTAAAAGCATTAGCACTATGGGTCACCGTGACGTTGCCAGAGTCAAAATCAATCACTCCCCCACTGTCCAAAAAGAGATCCGACCAGTTCAACGATGCCGTGCCTAAAGACATTGTATCTGTGGTGTGGGGATGCAAAGCCGTCTTGTTCATACGCATACGTGCGGCGGCTGTTTCGGAAGTAGATGCGGCGAAAACCAGAGAGGTGGTATTATTGTCTACCGCAAAGGTATCATCCGCCTCTGCCCATATACTGGCACTCACCAATATGGCATCTGTGCCAGAACTTTCAAGAGGAGCAGACCAGTCCATCCTCCCGATGATATCACCATCAACGACTGTGAGTTCTGTGGTCTCTAATGAGATTGCATTGCCATCGTGTATGATATTGCCATCGGAGTCACTGGACGGAGTGGGAGGGGTGGTGCTTGACGATTTTTTTACCCGCAAATTCTGTGACGTATCAAACCAGATTGTCGCAGACTTTGATGACCCGACCATATGTGTTCCGGCAGAGTGCACTCCGTTATGATATCCCGTTCCTGTTGAGACATTAAAATCATGATCGATATCGGCGAGGACTTGGAGATACTCTGCATTGTCAGCAAGTGGATCATAGTCGGTTTCCTTTGTCGCATCACCAACGTCAACATCTAAAGCGGCAGTCCAAGCCATAATATTCTCCGAGGGATCGAGGGTTTAATTATTCTTCAAAGCGAGAATAAAAAGTTGAATGTTTTGTTCATAAAAAATAATCTTGTTTTTGCAATTATCTGATTTGGCAAGTTGTTCCTCAACCCGACCGTGTAGGGCTCTAATTTGGTGAGGGAGGAGTTGAGTTGTTTCCGGAGGTCTCTCTCGATCAAGTTCATATTGAGCCGATTGAGTATCGGCAAGATGGATCTTCATCCTCCCTTTCACCTGTCCTCTGGCACCGAGGAGGTCGATGATTTGTTTTTGGATCTTGAGAATTTTGGTTGCCCCGAGAAAAGCCTCCTCTGTGATCGATCCGGATTCATCTCTCACAAGATTGTCAAAATCGGGGACAATTTTCGAGGGGTCGATCAAGTCAAAATCGATGGCCTCTGGATCTTGAATCCCGAGGGAGATCTCCGAGACCAGATCGGAGAATCGATCCTCATTCTCAGAACCAGATTGAGACTGCACTTGCAAGGTCGGCAGCATCGGCTAAACCTCCTGAATCACACCAATATCCTTGTATGGATCTTTGATATGCAGATGATGAACTCCAATCGGGGGCCGTGTTGTTTGTCCATCGGCCAGGACTCATTTGTAACATTGACCACGCCTCGATTTTTGCTGTTGGTGATGATCGTTTGAAATCTGTTGTGATCTTTCGGATCTGGAAAGGAGTTCCGATCTCTCCTCCGAGATCATAATTTTTATATACCAGTTTGAATTGATCAGTGGGCCCAAGGGAAACTGCGCCGGATTTAAAGGTTCCTATCACCGAGTCGATCTCATCGGCAAAGACAAATTTCTCTCTGTTGATCCTGGCCTCGGCTCCGGCCTGAATGTATAACCAGTTGAGTTCGAGTCTCCTCCTCCTCCGGCCATTATTATTTGTGATCGATGAAGAATCGGAGGCATCGTATCCTCCTTTATATGTGGCCGCGATTTCGTTGTGAGAATATGATCGATTGTATTTTCCGACAATATCATTGGCCCAAACTCTCTCCTTGTCTCTGACCGTCTCAAACATCTTTGTCTGGTCGGGGTTGTCGGAGATATCGAAATCATAAAAAGTAGGGATGCCCGAGGCTATTGATGAGATGCGATAAATCGGAGTGTATTTATCATCGATGATCGTGAAATCGGCAAAGCCCTCGATCAATAATTCGGTGAGATATGAGGAGGCAAGCCGTTCCTGAGTGATCACCCCCCGGCCATAATCTGAGACCGACAATTCTCCCTCCCAAGTTGTGAATGCTGTCGAGTCGATATTCCCTGAGGGAACGGACATATATTCGGTCAAAATATCATCGGCAATTTTGGGGAGGGTTTGAAGTAAATTGCCCGAGGTCAATTTATCATCGGTGCATCCTGAACAGTTCACAGTTATTGTATCGACTGTTGGATCGTAAGTTGTTGTCGAGGAGATTGTGAATTCTCCATTTGCAGCATCGAGGGTACAGTTTCCAGTGATATCCGATCCGTTTTTGTATACCACTTCGATGGTTTTCAATTCTCGATCTGAGACTTTAAATTTGCCACCCGTTCCGGCTGTTGTGTCGATGCAGTAACAGGGAACAGTGACAGCGCCGTTATCTGTGGTCAACCAAGATCCGTAAACAATCGGGATCGGGAGGTTCTCAGATTTGGCCTCGACATTGGCATAGGTCGAGGAGAAAAATTTATTGAAAGGGATGTTTCGATCATCGGCTGAGAATCTGGCTTGGGCATCGATGGAGGCAAAGGTCTCATTGTATCTGATACCACCGGGATGTTTTACAATCCCACAATAAACCGAGGCATAATTTGCGGCAGTTTCTCCGTATCCAATTTTTATATCTACCGTTCGATTTCCAAAGTTCTCGGCAAGGAGTTCGGTCTCAAAAACATCGTTCCGGTTATCAATTTGAATTTGCATCGCAGAATGAACCAATCTCGGATCGAGAACCAATCCGAGTGCCCTCATAAGTGAGGAATGGTTCTTGAGATATGGGAGATAGACGGTATCATCGGAGAGAACCAAATATTCGTCGGTGATTCTCCAAGTTTTTGAATCGAGAGTAAATTCGATTAATACGTGCCAATCTTGAGGCTCATTGGGTTCATAGTTCATCGAGTGAGTTCCTCAAAGTTTATCTGAGTCACATCATAATAGTTGAGAGTTCGATTGATGAATGGGAGAGGTGTTGTCATTCGGCAATACATTGAATCTTCTGAGATCCTGTTGGTTGGATCGAGTTCGAGGATACAGGGTTTATTGTTTCCGATCTTATTGAAAATCGCCGAGAGTTTATCCCTTTGGGTATCCTCGATCACAGGGATCATTACATTGGCAGTTCTGAATCGATCTTTCACTTGACCCTGAGAGTATGCGCCGGGAGTTCTTGAGATCGATGAGGGATCGGAGGGAGTGATTCCAAAGCCCTCTTTTATGTTGCGCACGAATTCATAAAAGACACCCATCTTAAATATCCCGAGAGTGATAAAGGCATCGGAGTTTCCAGAGTCCTCGATGGTCAATCTCCACCATTGGAAAGTTTGATCCAGATTAAAAACAATTCTCTTTTCGACCACTGAATCTGAATCGGTCAAGACTGTTAGAACCTGAGAGTAAGTTGGAGATCCCCACGAATCGCTCGCATGAGCCTCAAGAGTGACAACGGCTGATGAAGTCCAGTTAAAATTGAACAGCCCTATCGTCTTTAGATTGACCACAGATCCCAAGTCAAATTTAATCCAGTTCGAGGTGTTGGCTGTTGTTTTCCATCTTTTCGAGGGAGTGAAATCGATCACGTTATCATCGGCCAATTCGGTTGATGCCTCGGTGGATGAGGTGATGGTGGCCGCATCCCAAGTATCAAAATTGTACGTTATTCTCATGTTAGCATCTGGCATTTTGTTTTCCTGTTATGAGAGAGGCGGTATTGAGATTCCCGAGTTGTATAAAATTGTCTGGCCTCCCTCGGAAAGCCGTTGTAAGATCTCGACCATTTTTTCTTCAAACTCTCCGGAGAGAGATTCGATTCCGGCTCTATCGAGAGCTTGGAAATTGTTTGTCACATAAACATAATTATTCCCACCCGATGATCCTCCCTCGGGTTGGCCGGATGCCGTGATGGTCTCTCCGGCATGAGCCATCACCGGAACAGGGTCTCCTAATGTGCCAGGCACCTTTCCACCCATCATAAAAGATCCAATCCCGAGTTGTCGAGAGATGAATCTTTTAGTCTCTGTGGAGGCTTTGGAGAGGTCTCCATTTAGGGCGGGCATTCTACCAACAATCGAAGTCCAAGCCCCATTATTCAACCATTCGGACATTGAATTAAATTTTTTATATGAGATACCTGTGTTTGGGTTGGAGTCTATAAAATTTTGTAAATCTCCTTTGATACTTTCAATCAACCAAGTGACCGCCTCCCCGAGTCGAGCAGGGTCTTGCATTAGGGTCAGCCCGTGTCCGGCCTCGTACCAATTATTGGCCGATACGCGTCTTTGCTCATCCTCTTTTCGAGGGGATCGTTCCGTATCTACCCTTTTAATAAATATTTCTCCTCCGGAGGCTCCTCCGGAGCCTCCTCCCGAATCCCCTCCTATATTGTTTCCGACATCTCCTCCGGCAGAGTATGAGGATGATCCACTGCCTCCACTGCCGCTTTTAGACCCGTATGTGGTAGGAGCATACGTCCCTAAAACATCAGTGAAAATTTTCAAGTTTGCATCGTCAACTCTGCCCACAACCTCAAACAGCCCACGCAAATTCCGCAAATTGACCTTGTCGAGATCTCCAAAGATAGTTTTTAAATCAATGCCAAGCTCTTTGGCTTTATCAAAGAAAACAAAGAATTCTTCTAAAGCAGCTCCGCTAATCGGCCCCGTTCGTCGCTGGCTTTCAATTGACCGCAACTTCCCACCGACCCTGTCAGGATCGTTGACGTATTTCAGGGTTTCCGCTGTCTCTGTATGGCTAAAGCCGTAGTTTTGCAACCTGTTAATATCAAGAAGGCTCATTATTTCGCCATCAAACTCACGCTGAGAACCACGAACCCCCTTGATGATCCCTTTTACCACTTTCGTCCCTATAGCAGCAGCACCAAGAACCAGAGCAGGCCCAGCGACAGCCGTTATGATCCCTCCCAATGATCCGGCACTGCCAGCAGCACCAGCAGCACCAGCAGCACCACCACCACCACCACCAACACTAAAAAACGCTTTCAAAGGATTCGCTATTGCTGCCAAAGGATTAAGACCACCACCTTCACCAGTCATTGCGCCAGTAAACATCTTGGAGAGGCTTGTCCCGATGCTCTCGGACACGCCGTTTATGGCTGAATCCAACACGTTAAAAAACAACCCTTTTGCTGCTTCTTTCAAAGACCCCGTTCTAATCAGCGTCCCTGTTGCCATTGTGAAAGCACTGTCCAGAGTGTTTTGAATTGCAAGTGCCGTAGCATTTACTTCTGGAGGATCAAAAGGCAACTCAATAGGAGTCACTGTAATGTCCTCGATCAGCTCATCCAAGTCCTCATCGACAAATTCATCGAGAGGAACATCGGGGCGATTGGATCTTGAAACGACCGGGGCAAATGTTATATCAATATCCTCGACATTTGCAAGCGTTTCCGCCCACTCTTCCGCCGATACTGCCGAATCGTCAAACGCTTGGGCTGTTTCTCTGATATGATCTTGAATTTTGAGTTGTTTGATCTTGTCTTGTACTATCGCTTGGTCTCCGTAATCTGTTGTCAATGCTTTTAATAGTTCAGAGGTGCGGACTTGTTTTTCAATAACCTTTTCAAGTGCGTTTGCCTGAGTGCCTGCCGAGCTTGTCCCTATCCCGACCCATTTATTTTCCTCCTCCCTTAATGCAATCAAGCTGATATAATTTTCTGCAAGGGAGGTGTTTAAAACGTCGAGCCGCTCACTCGCATCCTCTGCATCTTTCACGATGCCTTCCCCCTCCCTCCGGAGGGTCTGTCTTGAAGAGTTGATTTGTGCGCCCAGTTTAATCCTGGAAGTCTCTAAAGCAACTAGCTGTTGCTGTATTGTTATAGCCTCGGCATTGAAGTCTACTCCCAAAGCGGCGAGAGCTGCAAGCTCTTTGGAAACGTCAAGTTGCTTGGAGGCATTACCCACTGAGCTTATGCTTTTGACTAAATCGTTGACCCCACGAACTGCACCTGTGGCTGCTGTGGCTATATCGGTGAGAGTCGGGAGGAGGAATGTTCCAATCTGGATCTGGAATTCCTCGGAGGCTGATTTGAGATTCTTAATCGCCCCCTCGAATGTGGCCATCTGGATATTCGCCATCTCCTCGGCAACGCCTCCGGATGTGGTGATGGCGTCGGTGAGTTCTTGAAGTTTCGGAGATCCAGCAGTTACCAAAGCGTTGATCGCTCGGAATCCTCGGTTCCCAAATATCTCGATCATCTCTGTGGTTGAGATCGAGGAGGTTTCGAGTTGGCCAACAATCTCGACCATCGGCTTTAGATTACCGTTGGCCTGCAAGAATTGGAGGCCGAGTCTATCGATTGTTTCTTGTGCCTCTTTTGCAGGATTTAGGATCGAGGTGAGAGCGGCATTGAGGGTTGTTCCACCCATTGAGGCTTGAAGGCCGGCATTACCCAAGATTCCGAGAGAGGCCGATGTTTCGTCAAAGTTCAAACCTGCGGCACTGGCGGTAGCGGCAACAAATTTGAATGATTCTCCCATCATTGAAACATTCGTGTTTGAGGATCTGGCCGTTTGTGCCAGTCCATCCACAATGTGAGAGAGATCATCGGCCTCGAGTCCCATCGCCGACATAATATTTGATGAGATATCGGCAGCCATACCAAGATCAATAGCGCCCGCCTGGGCTAGTCTCAAGGTCGGTTCGAGACCTGTTATAATTTGATCTGTGGAGAGTCCAGCCATCCCGAGGAATTGAATTCCCTCCGCCGCTTGAGTCGCCGAGAAAGCAGTATTTGCGCCCATATCTCGGGCGAGTTTTGAGAGGTTGGTAAAATCTGTTCCGGTGGCCCCTGTGATCGCTTGGACTTTGGCCATTGAGGATTCAAAATTCGAGGCAACCTTCACCGAATCGGCAATCACCGTGACCGCGCCAGTGAGAGCGGCAGTCATTCCCCCAATGGCGAGAGTTGTAGGATTGATGAGATCGGTCAACCCTTTACCAAAAGTAGAATCGAGATCCTTTTTCGTTTTACCGAATTCTTTGGATGCCGATTCATCTTTGGCTTTGATTTTGAATAGGAGATCCGCTGATTGGGTTAAGGCCATTGGGTTTTCCTAAGTCTCACTCGATTGAGATTCCTCCTCCAAAAGCCGGAGGGATTTGAGTAAAAAGAGAGGCATCTTGAGTCGAGAGGAATAATCGATTTGCAAGATGCCTTTCAGAGAAACGAGATCGAATAAATTTAAAAGTTTGACCGATTGTTTAGATATTGATTTGCCGGGGCATTCATCTCGAAATCCGCCTCGGAGTTCAATCGGTCTCCCCTCGCCGAGTTCGTGTTGACAGTGGGGAGGAGGGTCGAATGATTCTCCGAGTTCGGTAAAGAATCGAGCCGCGCAAATTAGGCATCTGGCGTGGTCGGTTTCTCGGTTGGTGTGGTCTCCTTCTGTGCGCCACCGAGACGCCTCACGGAGTTTTTTAAATCATCACCGAATTGAGTGGAGATCAAAGTGATCTGAGAATTCACATATCCGATGATCGATTGGCTTGAGGAGTCAGCAGGGGTTGCCTGAATGAAAACCTTAAAGGGATCGGTCTCTTGTTTTCCATCGAAAATAAAATTCTTGAGGTTTCTCACATTCTCACAGAACTGGTTTCCCATCGCCAGAATCTGAGTTGGGAATTCAAGAGCCTTGTCCATCTCTGGCCTCAATTTATCGGAGGGATATTCATCGAGTTTTTTTGTGATCCAATCTCTCATTGTTCGAGAGGTATCATCGATAGTATAAATCTCTCCGGTGTTGAGTCTCTGGATCTCAAGTGAGAGTTGCTCATCTTGTTCGAGAGATCTGTTTTCATTCCAATCGGGAACCAGTGGAATCCATCTCAAGCCATTATATCCTAATTCCATTTTTAGCCTCCTCGGGCTTTCTGTTTACGGAGTGATCGGTGGATTCAAATTATTAAATCAAGGTCAAGGAAAACTCATCCTCATGAGATGCAGATGCCCGACATTTTCCGGTGAGGGTAACTCTGGCCGCGCCAGATTCGCCGGGGTCAATTGTGATCGGATCGAATTCAACAATGTTTGCATCCAGTTCCAATCGGGAACCAGTGGTTGTTCCGATGTTACATCTCATATCTTTTGTGACCTTGCGTTGAAATTCTGAGAACATATAAAGTTCTGATTTCTTCACCAGCATTTCGAGGGAGAGTTGGCAAGTTCTTTTGCCCGGAGCCAACATCACATCGGAGGGGGATGAGGAGCCAAATTCCTCATTGACCAGATCCATATTCGGAACCATCGCGATCGATCCCATAATGTGTTTAACTGTGGTCGATCCTCCATCGAATGAGAGAGATCCATCAACACCATAGATCGGTGCGCCTCCAGAATAGGTCGGAGAGGGGAGGAAAGGGACCACAGTATCATTGTCTGACCATGAGTGGGTTGCCTCAAGGGTCGCTGTTTGTGTGGAGTGAGCGATGGCCGTAATTTGGTGGCCTGCTCCTGAATTATCATCTCCACCGATCTCGACCAATGAATAAACCGAAACATCATCGGCATCATCCAAAACCAATGCTGTGACTGTTGATCCGGCACCATTGGCCAGAGAGTTCGAGGTTGTTCTCCCGAATGCTTTGGCAACACCCGCGCACTCGATGGTTGTGATCTCGTTTCCACCCCAGCGGAGAGTGAATGATTGTCCGATTGCGCCATATACAAATTCGTGTAAAGCGGCCCCGAGGTTTCTATAAATGGAGGCCGATTTTGCCGTTGTGTCTTTGAGCAAAGTATATACAACGGAAGTTCCGGCATTCACCGTTTCGGTAAAAAACAAAGTGAGGAGTGCCGAGAGATCCGGAGCTACACCAAGAGATTCCGATGGCCTGAATAGGCAGGTCGCTCCCCAAGTTCCGGAGGTGCGTCCAGCAAGGGTTGTGACCAGTGATCGAGTGTTCTTTTCATCGGGGACATCGATCCGATTTGCAACCGGAGCCATCGGAAGGGAAACCGTTCGGATGGCATCCGTAGCAGTGGCTTTAACCGGTGTTCCGTAAGTTGATTCAGCTTTGATGAATCCGGCTTGATCATCGCCGTAAATAAAGGTTGCCATTCCGGCCTCCTAATTAGGTTGAGATTTGAACACGAAAAGCCAAGAGGATATCTTGGCGAAAATATGAATCATCATCTTGGTCGATAAAAATGTCATCCAGTTGCGCACCCTCGAAAAAGATCCGATCACAATAATTCACCGATGAGATGGTGAGGAATGGGTTGGATCTTATAACCTCGATCACACCCCGAGCCATCCGTTTTAAAAGGAGGCCGAGATATTCTGTTGGGAGGAGTGTTCTTGTTACCCCAACAGGTGAAATCCAAGAAACCAAAGGATCATCTCCGACCACAATCATCCGGACATTGAGCCTCAGGAAAAAGATATCCTCTCCCAGGAGATCATCTGGTTCTTCCTCCTCCTCTCCCACAACGACCATGGCAGGATATGAGGGATGTTCGATGAGTGGCCCGAATCTATAATCGGAGACATCTGTGAGAGTGATCGAATCACCATAAGCCGTATCGAGGGCATCGAATTTAGTCCCGAGATTGTCCTCAAGGATTTTGATAAAAGCATCACAGGTGACGAGTGGATCGATATTTCCGGCCATTATAGATTAGCCCTTAAGTATCCTTGTGCTGATTTCTGGATATACTCTTGAGTGAGTTTCATCCATCGGATTTTTTGTTTCTCTGTGAGGTCAATCGGTTTTCGCTTTGGGAGTCCTCGGGATGTTCCGGTTTGGTGATATCCGGCATAGGGAACATTTGATCCGATGGTGAGACCAAGTTTCGAGGGGCGGTATACAAAACCTTCCCCTCGGCCTCCGATGAGGGAGGTTTTCAATCGACCAGTCCTTTCAAGAATCTTTCGACCCGGGAAGTTTTTGTCTTTCCAAGCCTTGTACTTTGGGCTCAATCTTTTCCATCTCCCAAAAGTGCCTCCCGATCTCCCCTCCGTATGAAATTGATCGACCTCTCCCTTGATGAAATCCGATTTGATATCCGGCCAAAGCCCCCTCAGATCTTTTACATTCTTCATCAACAATCCCAAAGCACGATCAATTTCCATCACTCCGGCAACCTCGAATTCGATGGTCACCAAGTCGGACTTTATTATGTGTTTTTGGGATGAGAGATTCATAGATTAAAATTTTGTATCCATCTCGATGAGTGGTTCGACTTCTTCACCGTTTGAATCCAATCGAGATTCTGATTGAATGGTTGAGTCGGCATCGGTTTTGGCTGAGTCTCCGGCAGGGGCATCAATGAGAGAAAGTTTTCCGGATTGGAGTTGTTTCACCAGATCCTTGAATTCCTTTTTCCACGATTCCGCTTTGTCAGATACTGAGTTCATTCCAGATCCGGCAGGAGATCTCCGAGCCTGTTCAGCCATCGCAGAGGCACCGAGTTTGTTGACGTTTTTCAAGATCCGAGATGCCTTTGGATACGAGGTCGAGATCGGAGTTGAATATCCTCCGGCCTCAAGTGCCGAGTCGATCTCATAAAAGGCATCCGTGATGAAGCCCTCAACCTCGGCGGTTGTGGGATTGGTTGTTGTTGTAAATGTCTGCTGAGTTAAAGCTTGGACATCCGAATCCTCGCAATATCCATCGGTTCCGAGTGTTATTGACATGAATTAATTCCTCGAATTACATATAAACCATTCATTCGATATCCTTATCTGTAATTCTTCGCCAAGGTTGGTATTATTTTTGCGGATCGATCTCAGGGCTGGGAATATCTTTTCCCGATTCGAGAATGGATGAAATGACTTCCTCTTTTCGGAGGGAGTTC